GTTCCATTATTATAATCTTTAATATTATCATAAGTTATATTCATTATTTCACCTCCTTAATTTGAAAATCTACAAAGTAGCAGCAATTAGACAATGATAATTCTTTATTATTTTCAAATTGAATATAATTCTTTGTTACTTTCCATCCTGCTAAATCTTCCAAGGTTGTTTTACTCCATTTTTTAAAGTTTTTAAACTCTACTCCATCAACCATGCCGGAAAACTCACCTTTTACATTGTGAAATAACTGGCCTTTTCTTGCATATTTCTTTAAAGTGTTAAATGTTGCTTTCATTTGTTGCTCCTGTTTTTTATTTTCGTTTCTCATAACACTATAATTTAGGAGGTTATACAAATACAATGCAAGTTATTTTTATTATTTTTTTTATTTTATTTAATCTTTATTATTTACAAAATCATGTATAGCATTAAGCTCCTCTATTGTTAAGGCAATAGTATCTAATGTATCACCATCAAATTGCTTTAAAATAAAAGTATTGCCATCTCCGGACGTGCTAATTTTAGTCCAGGTAGCATCTTCATGCTTTTTTATTATGTTTTTATTTACCCCTATCATTTTTTGCTTAAATTTCATTATTTACTCTCCTTAATTTTCCACATTCTTGAGAATGGTTGATATTTTCCTTCGAAATCATAACCACCATTTGAAAACTTTTCATTTACTGCATTTATCATTTCCATCATATTTCTTTTAGTAACCATTGGCTCATAATCTTCATAAGATAACCATACCAATTTACCTTGGCATTCTGTTCTATACTCCAGGGCAATAGAATTAAAATTACATTTTTTACCTGAATAAGGACAAGTTGATTTATCATAAGCACTAGATCCATAATCATTATTATATGACCATCTAACTAATTCCTCTCTACCATCATTACTAACAATAGTAAAAGGCTTTGAGGTAAATATAAAGTCATATTTTTCATCGGCTTGAAATTTCATTTTTAGCTCCTTTGTTTTATTTGTATTTCTCATAACCCTTTAATTTACACAGAAAAACATATATGTCAATAACTTTTTTTAAAAAAATAACTTTTTTTATTTTAGGAGTGTTTATTGAGGAGTTTTTATAAACTTTTTAGGATTCTTTTTGTTTTTATATTCCTTTTTCAATCTTTTTTCTCTCAATTTATCAGCAGGAATTAAACTTTTATCAAATATACTCATATTAAATTGGCTCTATATCTATAATTAACACATCTAAATCATCTGCCCATTCTCCAGCTTTGTATCCTATGCCAGAAGATTCTTTAGTAATGTTGGTTATTTTAAATTGTGAATTAGGTTTTATTAAAACCTCTTTTTCTGCTTGGTGTAAAGAAATTTTTTCTATATCATAACCTTCTTTAGTTACCTTTTTAGCTCTAAATAAAACTTTTACATCTGTTTCTGCATTAAATAAATTTTTTTGGTCATTAATATACGAATTAGCAACATTAATATCTTTAGTAAATGATTGAGGGACATCCATATCAATTTTATTTCCTACTTTTAAAGATTTAAAGTAATTCATTGCATCAATAGGAGAATTTTCTTCTGTTAATTCAATTCCTCTATATAATGTTTTACCATTCCAATCTCCATCAAAAGTTTTAAAAACTTCATCCATATATTTAGTAGTTTTGGATGTTAGTTTTCCACTTGCAAACTCTTGCTTATAATCTCTCCACTTATACGAAGCCCAATGATGAAAGGCTTCTTCACTACTTAAAGGATCTTTTCCAAATTCTACCCTTTCCCTCCAAGTTTCCCATGCTTCTCTATATTCTTTATCTGGCAAATTAGAATAAACATGAGTATTTTTAAATGATTTAGGAGTAGTTACTATTTTTTTTGGTGGTTTAGCTACTTTCCTCCCTGGCTCAGTAACCGGAGCATCTACCTTTTTAGACATTTTGCCGGTTGGATCTAATACACAATAACAATATCCTTGGCATACACTCCATCCGGATCCTGGTAGGCCCTCTGTTTCCCATTCGGCAAATGTTAATTCTTTTCCGGCCCTACCATCACAATCCATACAAACTTTATGGCCTCCAACTGAAACCCATGCTAATTTTCCTTTATCTAAATCATAATTCTCATATTGACCTAATTTAGCAGATTGATTTATGCCATCCACAATACTAGCTTTTGTGCTATTTCTTAATTCTCCAAAAATCCGGCCACCGGTCCCCATATCATTAGCCAAAGTTTCTTTTATCATGTTTTCTGACATACCGGCTTGAGTCATAGAAAATACAGTCTTTTCTATCTTATTGCTAAAGGTCCTAACGTCATAAATCATTTTATCCATAGTGCCTAATAGCATATTTTCTACCTCAGGAGGTAGCTCGTCTAGAGAGGCTAATACAGAAGAAAAATCCTCTCCAAATATATCTAAAAAATTAGCCATTTATTTCTTCCATGCCGATCTAATTCTTAATTTTCTCTCAACTAAAGCTTTATTATATTGATTGCCACCAGGCTGCATGGTTTTAGGAATACCAAACCATTCTCTTTTAGGAACTTTTGAACCTATAGCACTAGGCATAAACCGACTAGTAAATTTATTTTCTACAATATTATATCCAGTATTGTGATAAGCTCCATATTTTACACCTTTTTTGTTTTGGCCTACCATTTCTATAGTAAATGAAGGTTTTTGTCTTGTAGCCGGTGTTTTCTTTGTTTTTCGCATATTCCCTGTTCTTTTTAAAGGCTTCTTACCTCCAAATGCTATAGTGCTAGGCCTTAAAGGAGCAAAATTCTTGCCATTAACATCTTTTCCATTGTTTATACCATCCTGAATAGCTTTATTAATGTTATTGCCTAAAACATTTAAGTCATCAATCATAATCTTATCTAACTTATCAGATAGTTTTTTAAAGCTAAATGTAGTTTTTAATTTAAATTTTTTAGCCACTATTTATTACCTTTTTGCCAAAATCTTTACCTAATTTATGAGCTTGGGTAAATGTTTTCACATATTGAGTAATTATATTTTCTATAAAATCAAATCCATATTGCTCAGGGTTATTTAGCACGTCATCTATGGAAGCTTTAGGGATAGGAATTTCTATATCATTAAGACCCTTTAGCTTGGTTACGTACTCTATTAAAGATTGATCCAGCTGGTTGTTCTTTTGTGACATTGGCATCCTCATTTTCTTTTATTTCTTTATCTGCCTGATCAGCAGATAAATCTTTATTATATTTCATCATTAATTTTGCCCTAGAGGTCATATTGTTTTCTAATAGCCATGTATTCCAAGCTATTTCATCCTGGACCATCATAGGATACTCTGGCTCATTAAAGTCTATTCCAAAATTATTAGGTATTTTTTCACCATTTAAAACTGCTATAGTATGCTCTAACTCAAATAAAGCTTTTTCATGGTGAGCATATATCTCTAAATCATCCTGATAATCTTCAAATCTTTCTAGGTCCTTGATTTTTAAAGCAATACCTCTACTTGGCCTATCCTTATTACTTTCAGAAAAACTAATTTGTAGATGATTGTTTTGAGCAACTAGCTCTAGCATGGATCTCGCTAATTTTAAAGCATCATTAACATTTACTTGAGGAGATATTATGTTTAAATCGGTCCCCTCTGGCATAACTATTATTTCATCGGATCCGGCACGTTGGATCTTTTCATCTTGATATAAACCTGTAGCTACATACTGACCAAACATCTGAAACCTCATTCCTAAATTAGCCTCTGAATATAAAATATTTAACATTTCATTACAGGAAATTATATCAAAAGCCGGATAGCAAAAGAAATTGTCTATTTGGTGGTCCCTGTGGAAAAAGACAAAGGGCATACGACCATAAGGGTTCTCGTATTTTTCTATTGGATGCATATTAGAATCGTAAATAATTTTATGTTTATCGTCCCAATAGCAATACAATTCTTTTGCAGATTGACTAGCATCATCACTAGGGAGCATCATGGGATAAATTATACCTAAAGGCTCTAAAGGATTTTCTGGATTTAATATTACATCAAACTTATAAAAAGGAGTATAATCAAAATAAGGCTTACCAAGAGGATCGGTTTTCCAGGATACTTGAACTGCTATAGTCCCTATCAGCTTGGTCATTTTCTCAATATGTTTTAGCTTAAAGTCTTTCATTTTAGTTAAATGGTCATATTCCTCTTGCATACCAGATAAGGTCCTAGAGGCTCCTAGGGTATAGAGTCTAGACATTTTATCGATCATTCTTTTAGTTACATTGTATGACATTAATGGAACCTCTTGAAATGCTGAAGCTTTAAAATATCGTTTTATATATTTACCTGTGTCATCACCTTGATAATAGTCCAAAAGTTTTTCTATAAACCTAAATCTTTGTTTATTATTATATAGCTTCATATTTTTAATCGATTCACTTATCAAGTTATTAGCATAATTTTTAGAATCATATATATTTAGTAGGCTCATCTTTTATCCATCCTTAATTTATGGTTTTTAATTGGAAATCTATTTATTATCCCATACCTTAAAGCATCCATCCCATGGTCTGTATGTCCATCTTTTAATGGAGCTTCTTTTAGATTCTTACCTTCACCTTCATCTGGGTATCTATACCCTTCAAAATCTTCTATTAGTCCTTGACATTTCTCTGATACATGCAATCTCCTGGTCCCATCTTGAGATAAAATT